GTGCTGTCGTGGTTTGCTGGAGAGCGCTGGCGGCTCAATGTTTTCAGAAATGGGGGAGATATTTATTGCGCGTCCGCAAGTCAGATGTTCCGTGTCCCCGTTGAAAAGCATGGTGTGAACGGACATCTGCGGCAGAAAGGTAAAATCGCGGAACTGGCGCTCGGCTACGGCGGCTCAGTCGGCGCGCTAAAAGCTATGGGCGCATTGGAGATGGGTCTGACGGAGGACGAACTTCAGCCGCTTGTGGATATGTGGCGCAGTTCCAACCCGAATATAGTTCGGTTCTGGTGGGAAGTCGACCGCTGCGTGAAGGATACAATACGACAAAGACTCCGCGCAGACACACATGGCATTCGGTTTGAATATCAGAGCGGAATGCTGTTCATCACGCTGCCGAGCGGCAGACGGCTTTCCTACGTCAAACCCCGTATCGGTGAGAATAAGTATGGCGGCGAGTCCGTCACTTACGAGGGCGTTGGCGCAACTAAGAAGTGGGAGCGCATTGAAAGCTACGGCCCTAAGTTCGTGGAAAACATTGTTCAGGCGGTCAGCCGTGACATTCTCTGCTATGCTATGCGGACGCTGCGGAATTATCGTATCTGCGGCCACGTTCACGATGAACTTATTATCGAGCGCCCGATAGATACGAATGTATCTGAAATCTGCGAGATTATGGGTAGAACTCCGCCTTGGGCAGAGGGGCTTCCGCTCCGTGCCGATGGGTACGAATGCAGCTTTTACAAAAAAGATTGAGGTAATATGTCCAAGAACACCTTCTGCCAAGGCTATAAGGCAGGAGGTGTTTTTGTGTATAACAATTTTACGACCCGCATGAATGAGATAGAGAAAAACGCTGAAAATCTGCCTGTCAGAACCGAGCCCGATATACAAGCAATTTCAAAACAGATTACGCAGGAAGAAATCCAGCGTGATTTTGATTACTATATGGCACAGCGTATAGCAGAAAAGCTGAAAGCCGAGGGACTTATCACAGTTGACGAATTCAACAAACTGACCGCTCTTAACCGCAGTACTTTTTTACCTATGAATGTCGAGATATTACCGAAAATACGTTGATTATATCTCGGTTTAGAGTTAATATGTCAACACCGAAGAGAGGTGAAAAAAGTGAAAACTGTAACAAAAATTGAAGCCAACCAACGTACTACGGGTTCTGAGAAAAAGCTCCGTGTTGCGGCATACTGTCGTGTGTCGACAGATTCTGACGATCAGCTTGAAAGTCTTGCTGAACAGAAAAAGCACTATGAAACCTACATTCAGGCGCACGAAAACTGGAATTTCGCAGGTCTATACTATGATGAGGGAATAAGCGGTACTAAAAAGGAAAAGCGCTCCGAACTTATGCGATTGCTTTCTGATTGTGAAGCAGGTCAAATCGACTTTATCATCACAAAGTCCATAAGCCGATTTGCGAGAAATACCACTGACTGCCTTGAAATGGTGCGAAAGCTGCTTGCAATAAATGTAGCAATATATTTTGAAAAGGAAAATATCAACACTACTTCAATGGAAAGCGAGCTGGTGCTTGCGGTTCTCAGCAGCCTTGCAGAGAACGAATCAGTGTCAATATCCGGTAACGAAAAGTGGTCTATAAGACAGCGGTTTCAGAGCGGTACATACAAAATGAATCCGCCGCCGTATGGTTACAGGTGGAACGGCGAACAGCTTGAAGTAAATAATGACCAAGCGGAAATTGTTAAGCGCATTTTTGCTGAATTTATCTCGGGAAAAGGAGTAATGCACATTGCGAGAGGGCTGGACTCGGATAATATTGTCCCTGCCCGTGGAAAGCACTGGTGCCAGTCAAGTATTCTCAGAATTTTGAAAAATGAGAATTACACAGGAAACGCAGTTTTCCAAAAAACCTTTACAGATGAGTCTTTTCGCCGCTGCGTGAATTACGGACAGTTGGATAAGTATCTTGTTGCTGATCATCACGAGGGGATAATCAGCAAGGCTGACTTTGAATCAGCTTCTGCTTTGATAGACAGACACTCCGTTGAAAAGAACGTTACTAAGGGTAGCCACAAGTATCAGCTGCGGTATTGCTTTTCGGGAAAGATAGTCTGCGGTGAGTGCGGCGCTACACTAAAACACAGAACTCACAGGCTTGGCGGTGAAACGTATGAAGCGTGGTGCTGCAGCACTCACATATATAATAAGGAAAGCTGCTCAATGAAGTTCATCAGGGACGATGACATCAAGCTCGCTTTTGTTACAATGATGAACAAACTGGTTTTCGGCCACAAGCTGATTTTGAAGCCGTATTTGCTGACATTACGCAGTTCGTCAACGGACAGCAGCATTCAGCGAATACAGCAGCTTCGGCTGTTGATTGAGCAGAATACGGGTCAGCAGGAAACTCTTACACGTCTTATGGCGAATGGTTTTATTGACAGAGCGCTTTTCGGTCGGGAGTTGAACGCAATAATGGCTCAGACTGATGAATACCGTGCTGAAATTGATACGCTCAGCAGTTCAGTCACAGGAGATGGCGCAAAGCTGAAAGAAACCGAGCGGCTGATAAAACTGGTCGAGCGTGGGAGAATGTTCATGGAATTTGACGCAGACTTGTTTTCAAAACTGGTTGACCGCATTTGTGCATTTTCTCGCAATGAGATCGGCTTTGTGCTGAAATGCGGATTGACGCTCAGAGAAAGGATTGGTGAGTAGAGTGGAGCATATTCCTTACGGCTATCGCATTGAGAACGGAAAAGCGGTGGTTGATGAAACTGCGGCAGGGCAGGTGCGGCAATTATTTGAAAACTACCTCAGCGGCGATTCGCTGAAAAAAGCGGCCGAAAACGCAGGTATCGCAGGAAATCACGGCACTATCAAACTGATGCTGCGGAACCGCCGCTATCCGGGAGATGACTTTTACCCTCCGATAATCAGCAAGGAGATGTTCAATGCTGCAGCAGAGGAGCTTCAAAGCCGTGCCGAGCGGCTTGGCAGAAACGGTCATGCAAGAAAAGAACGGTCGGTGAATGTCCCTGTGCGGTTCACTTTTATAAGCGCAGCGGATTATTTCGAGGATCCTGTTCAGCAGGCAGAATATATGTATGGATTGATAAAGACAGAGGTGACAAACATTGAGTAACATAACGATAATCCCGGCAAGACCCCAGCGGGCTAACTCACAGCAGAATGAAACGGAAAAACCAAAGCTGCGAGTGGCTGCGTACTGTCGCGTCAGCACGGACAGCGATGAGCAGGCGACCAGCTACGAAACGCAGGTGTCGCATTATACAGAGCAGATTACCCGAAATCCCGAGTGGGCATTTGCGGGTATTTACGCCGATGACGGTATCTCCGGCACGAATACCAAAAAGCGTGAGGAATTCAACCGTATGATAGCCGACTGTATGGACGGCAGAATCAACATGATTATCACAAAGTCCATCAGCCGATTTGCACGAAATACGCTTGACTGCCTTAAATACATACGTCAGCTTAAGGAGCGTAACATTCCCGTATTCTTCGAGAAAGAGAACATCAACACCCTGGACGCAAAAGGCGAGGTCCTGCTTACGATAATGGCTTCGCTTGCACAGCAGGAATCGCAGTCGCTTAGCCAGAATGTAAAGCTCGGCTTGCAGTTCCGCTATCAGCGTGGGGAAGTGCAGGTCAACCACAGCCGTTTCCTCGGCTACACCAAGGACGAGAACGGCAGGCTTGTAATTGATCCGGAGCAGGCAGAGGTGGTGCGGAGAATCTACCGTGAATACCTT